AAGTAATCGCGGTCGGCGGCAAACGAACAAACGGACCACCGTTGTATTCCTGCGCGTAGAGATGAACGCTTGTCGAAGCCGGAAGCGCGGATATAGGCGCATTGGCAAACGTCCACGCCGTACCGCTGCCTGCAAGGATCTCATTGTCGGCAAAGTTTGGCCCTGATCCGCCCGGAAGGGGGGTCCAAGCCCCCGTGCCGCCGTCTACATATTCGCCCGCCAGCGGCGTTCCAGTCCCTATCTGACTTTTCGCTGCGGTCCCGCTAATATCCGAGAATGCGGGCTGCGATTGGGTAAAGTTTCCTGTTGCTTGGTCGTAGCTTGCCAGCCATTCATGAGATGTAGGCGCCTGGGTCTGAGCGCGCGCTACCCACTGCCAACTCGCTCCATCCCACTCCAGAACATTACCTGTGAGCGGATTCGAGAGTGCTAGAAATGCGATCTTACCGCCCGCAAGAGGGCTACCGGTCCCGTCCGCGATGTAATCGATATTTTGATTCTTATATATGCGGGAGAAATCGATTCCGTCAGCAGTAATGACGCCATTTGCATCGATATTCTGCGTGATCGTGCCAATCGTCCCTTGCTTGCCAATGATCGCTACTTGTTGCGCGAGGGCGCTAATTAGATTTCCCTCGGTACTTAGCCCATTCTGGAGTTGCGTGTTCCAGACAAGAAACGTCTGCAATCCGGCCCATGTAAGGGTTCCATCTGGGTTGACGGCAGCGGCGCGAGCTAATACGAAGGTGTTAGATTGCGTCATCTTAAGTCATCTTTGCGACTTGCTTGGCATACCGCTCGGTTGGCTCTGTAAATCCAGGCGAAGCCTTCAAGTAGGCATCTACGACCCGCCAGGTAATCGGGTCGCTGACCGCCATCTCATAAACACGGTCGCGGGAGTAGCCAAGCCGGTTCCAGAGAACGCGGGTGCGATAGGTTCCCACTTGCCCAGCGCCAATCCAATGCTCATTGCTCCATGAGCGGCCGCCATCGTCAGACCAACGCAACATTACTTGAGGATCGCGGGGATCGCCGTTCGCATCTACAAGTGGCGGACTGGGGCCATCTCCAACTTCCATATCGATCTGCATCTGCTGGTGGAAAATACGCTGTTGCTCACTCGAAATATGCGGGGCGCGGCGGAAGCGGCGAATCGGTTTCCCATTGTCGTCGAGAATGGTAATCGACATGGTATATATGTTGCCACTATTCCAATCGCCTACTAAATGCTGTCCAAAAGCGTAGCAGTGACAAGTCGAGAGATGCGCGCTGTATCCCGTTACTCCCTGCTGAATCCAGTACCCACGCTCATGCCACATCTGCGTAGCGGCGTCATATACCCACGTCGCTCCCTGGCCGACGTTCGCGCTCGGGAAACGTAGCACCCAGAATGTGTGCCCTTGGTCGATATAGGCATAGCCAACAGCGTCCGCGCTGCCCTGCGGATAGGTCGCCCAGGCAGTTTCTATCGCATGGTTTGAAATCCTCAGTGGTGAATAACCATTCGCGCGCCATGCGATTCCCACTCCATTTTTGTTGCCGCCAATCCAGAAAGGCGTATTGTCCAGCACACATATGGAATTCGGCGCGCTGATGCCCTGTTCCATGAATGCGCCGGAGATTACATCGAACGGAGTGTATTGGTTCGCTCCGGAGTTGTAGTAGATCTGCGCGTGTCCATCAATTCCCAGGACAAATAATTGCCGAAACGCCTGCTTGATTGCGCCGACATTCTCGGGGAATACGGAAACCTGCTGAACGCCCAGCGGATTCCAGGTTGTCATATCTTCCAAGTTCGATACCTGAAACTTGTTGGAATTAGCCAGCAACGCGATCCCATATCCATCGCACCATTCAACCATGGAAGGCGTTCCTTCAAGCGGGGGCACAATGGTAAAGGTACTGGTTTTCAGATTGAAAACGTAAAGGTTTCCGGCAGAACAGACGCATACCTGATTCCCGGCTGTGCCATTAGTGACCATCGTTACCGGGTTGCCGTCGTTCCCCACGTCGCCAAGTTCGGTGGCTGTGCCGCCACTCAGAATCTCGTAGAGCTTCGATCCACCCACCGCGAAGGCCCGCCCATTGATCTCCAGCAGCCCCCTCACGGGGTTTGTTGGCAGCTCAACGAACAGCGCGAGCCCCGGAGTGCAATACATAGGCATCTGCGACTTGCCTTGGCCGCTCTCGTCGCTTTCAGGGTAGAAGTTGAACGTCCGCTGACAGTCAGCGATGATCGACTGCGACTGGTACGTTGGTCCGCAGAATGAAAATCGAGCCATTTGTCAGTTACCTCGGCAGCGAATCGTAATAGTTGAAGCCGCCATGAGTGCCGATCCCAGGCATCCCGGCATCGCCTGTCACTCCCCGTGGCGACTTGGCATTATTTGATTCGACCGCCTTCATGGCCAGAACCCAACTGCTCTCCTGCTGCTGCGACCACTGCGCAGAGAATGCGCCGGCCATTGTGCGCGCCAGATTCATGGTGATTGCGTCTTGGTAGCCAGGCGGAAGACTGAAAACGTAGTTCAGCGCTGGGAATTGCGGAATTGATCCCCAAATCTCAAGCCGCACGCCGTAGTTATAATTCGGCACAGGCCAGAAATAGAGCCCTCCGTTCGGAAAATCTGTCGAATAATAGAGATCGGTCGGAACGTTGCTCTCGAGAGCCTTGATGCGATTGTTCATCCACCAGTCGTCATCCCTGATATTTATCGGGATTTCTACATTAGGCGTCTGATCGGTCAAAATAAGGCTTGCAGCCTCGATACGCTGCGGGCGCTGACCCATGTTGGGGGTGGCGAAGGTCGGAAGAGCACTCCCCGCCAAAACCGCGTTGCCGGTATCGGCCGCCAGAGCAACAGCAGCTCTAATGAGCGGAATACTGAACTTTGCTGCCGTTGCCGATTGGACATTCCCAGTCCCGCTGAGTCCATTCGTGGAGTTTGGGATCGTGGCCGACTGCCCATTTACGAAATTGTTCTGCGCGATGTAGGTAGCAACTGTTCCATTGCTCGAACTCTGAGTAATCTGCGCTTTCGGCCCAATCGTATGCGGGGATAGACCGGCAACCAGCGTAAATGTCGGGAAAGTCACATTGTAGATGTAGACCTTCCGCGCAGCCCAGTTATCGAGTAGGCGATTGAGCTTCCGCAAACCAAAAGACGCATCTCCGGGCTGCGCAGTCTCCCCCTGGGCGACTACGTTCAACTCCATCAATGCGTCTGTGACAATATCCAGGGCGGTCATTATGCCGCCTCAGTTACTTCCTTGCGGGGCCGGCCAGGGCCTCGGCGCCGTGCGTCAATCTGCTCCTGCACCTTCTCCGCTTCCGCCGCCAGCTTTGCCGACAAATGCTCGTTGGGCATTTCGCGGAATTCCGGCGCTTCTTCACTCCAACCGTCTCCCAGCGCCCGCTGAAGCTGCTCCTCAGTCTCGACGACAAGCGTAATAACCTTTGCTGGCACATGGAAGGTATCAGTCCCCATGCCAACGCGCGATGGCCGCTCCTCGTCGTAGGCCGAATGGCTGTTTGCATGGTCGTAGAGCATCATCGGGAACTTTTGGAAATGGTATTGCTCCTTAGGCGGGTTGTTCAGGTCAAAAACCTGCATCGGCTTGTGTTCTGAATCGTGCTGGGCAAGAATCTGCCGCATGTGAGCAACTTCCTGCTCGCTCAGCTGCTGAGTTGGCATAGTAACTCCATAGATCGCAGCAAGTTGATCTTGCTGCTGCTGTTTCGTGAGATTAGATCGACGAATACTGCCGGGTTCTGGAATTGGCATAAGAAAAAGGGCGGGGAGCCCGAAAGCTCCCCTAATGCTTAGAACGTGACGAGTCCGAGCCCGTAAATAGAATAGGTCGGGGTTTGGCCGATTGCCGTAACTTCCAACAGGTACTCTTCCTGATGGAGATACGGAATCTGGCTTGTGGCTGACGTGCCGGTCAATGTTCCGCCCGTTCCTGCCGAAAGCGTCAAGGTGCCCGCTCCGGCAGAGATATTGCGGATCATGAAACGGATGGTTGTGCCCACCGCAGCCGCCTCAATCTGCGGAACCAAAAGCGCGGCGGTCGGAAGGACATCCGACACTGCACCGCTGCTGGTATCGCGCAGAATAAGGCCTGCGAGTATCTGCGCAGGGGTCAGCGTAACCCCGGCGCCGATAATCGTGGTAGGCGTAAGTTGCTGATTGATCAGGCCGGAAAAACTCGGTGACTGCTTCTCCGGGGTGTAATCAGCAATCGGATGCAAATTGGCTGTTGCTGGAATTGTGCTCATGGTTACGCTCCTGCCACGGCGACTGCGCCGTTATCCTGATAGAGGTTGCCCAAGCCGAAAAGTGAGTCCATGCGGTTCACCTGGACGCTGCGCACGGGGTCCCACGCCTTGACCTTGCGGACGGAGAGGCCGGTATCGGGGTCCTGAGCCGATCCGCTCTCTTCAACTGCCTTCGGCGAGTACAGTTTCGAGCCGACGAAAGCGAAAGCGTCACGAGTCAGGTTCAGGCCAACCGTGCCGACCTTCCCATTAGGGGCTGTGGTTCCAGGCCAGAGAGTGAGTGCCACGCCGCTAACCGGCAGCGCGTCCACGTTCTG